TTGCCTTTTCTTACCAGCTCATTAAGGTTGCTGGTAAAAGATTTAATAGCTCGTTCTCCAGCGTTGTCACGAGGATCTTCTTCTTCAACAGGCTCAACTTCGTTGTTTAGATAATCTGCAAACTTTTCTTTATCGATATCAGCTTGTTGAATATAGTAACTAGCCCAGCTACGTTTTTCACTCATCATGGCAAGGAAAACGTCTGTGCTTTCGATACGTTGACGACCGTTAAACAACACCTGTGTAAAAGCACGGTTAAGAACACGCTCAACTGTTTGAGTTTTACGAGGCTTAATGTCTGTGGTTGTATTGTTAATGATCTCGTCACATTTATTTTTAAGATAGTGTTCGAGATTCTTTTTAATGTATTCTGGATCGGCACCATAACCCTGCACACAATTAAAAAAGCTATCTTCACAGAGCATTGAGAATAATAAATGCTCTATAGTAAGATAATCGTGCTTTAACTGTTTGGCAACATTAATTGCTTTTTCAAATACTAGCTGAAGCTCGCTGCTGGGTTCTACCATTACGTTTCCTTTGTTTTTTAATAGCTAAATCTAATTTGAATTTGCTTACTTTAGAAATAAAGCATACGCCATTCAAATGATCTAATTCGTGTAAAAAGCATCTTGCATCGATGCCGTCAAGTCTTATTATAACAGGATTTTTATCTCTGTCAAAAAATTCGACTACAATGTTTTCTGGACGTCTTACTGCTAACAGCAGATTTGGAAAACTCAGACAGCCTTCGTAGTCTTGAGTTTCGTCATCGCTGGTAGCAATAACTTTAGGATTGAATACTGCAAAGGGTTCTGTTACGCCCTGCAGATTTCTTGTGTACATTGTAAACACTCGAGCTTCTATTCCGCATTGTGGTGCGGCAAGCCCAATACCGTTTTCAGCATACATAAGTTTGACCATTTCTTCTTCTAGGTCTTTAGGATCCATTGCCGGATTATCAAAATCAAATTCCGGCATAGGTCTGTTTAATATATCATTTGGATGTGAGACTAATTTCAGCATATAATTTTTCTAGCTTATCTTTAAGGTCCGGATCTTTTACTGCCGGGATTTGCATTTTAATTTTAATAATAAGGTCTCCGTGAAAGTTACTGTTTATGTTTTTGAAACCTAACCCTGCAGATGCAAAATCGCTGTGCGGATCAACACCCGGGGGCAGGTTAAATCTTATATTTTTACCACCCGGAACTTCTACTAGTTTAGTACATCCTAGCATGGCTTCAAATGGATCAACTGCAACATAGGCAATAAGGTGATCGCCTAATCGTTCGTATATTTGACTTGGTTCAACAACCACAGTGACTAGTAAATCACCACGGGGCAACTGGAGTATGCTATCGTCACCCATGCCAGTGTATCGAATAGTTTGACCACTTTGTATACCCGGCGGTACTTTAATCAGTACATTTTGATTTTTACCGGATGGCAATTTGTAATTGGCTTCTAACTCTGTGCCGGTATAACTTTTATCAAAGGCAATTCGTATGTTGATATTTAAATCACGATTTTTAGCTCGACGCTGACCTTGCCTAAAGATTTCTTCAAAAGGATGTCCTCTTCCAAATCCCTGCCCAAACATAGCACCAACATCAAACCATCCCGGCCCTGCGCCAGCATGTCCAAACCCCTGTCCGTTCTTTTCTGCATCGTAGATAGATTTTTTATCAGGGTCGCTTAATGTATCGTAGGCCTGTGATATTTCTTGGAACTTTTTCGTATCACCACCTTTATCGGGATGATGTTTGGCTGCAAGCTTCCTGTAAGATCGCTTTATTTCATCCAAAGATGCGTTTTCGTTAACTTCTAAAATTTTATAGTAATCCATAGCACTATTATATATTAAAAAACTGACAATGTCAACATACAAATGACAAAAGGCATATCTCTATGCCTTTTGTTTGAAGTCAAAAATATTTTACTTTTTTGCTGGTGGAATTTCAGTGCCTTCGAGCTTTTTACGCACTTTGACCTGTTTACATTCTTCAACAACCTTGCCGTCCTTGCCTTTGACTTCTTTTCCGTCTTTGTCTTTCTTTGGATGACAAACAGTCTTCATTTCGCCTTTTCCTGGACCTTCTTTGTCATCGGCGGCATAAGCACCGCCAATTAATGCTAGACTTGTTACTAATGCTAAAATAAATTTCATAATCTACTCCTTAAATTTCTGGATCATATTGTGGTGGAGGTGCTTTCTTTCCTCCCCATCCTGTAGTTACTCCGGCTGCTGGTGCTGCTCCGAACCCGCTAGCCGCTGGCGCTCCAAATCCTGAACCGCCACCAAAGCCGCCTGATGACGCTGATGTAGGTGCGCCTCCAAAGCCGCCTGTACCACCCAGGGGTTGGGATCCCCAGGAATTTGTAACTGGTGCTGGTGAACCAAATCCACCGGCTGCGGACTGTCCGACTGGCGCAGGTGGTTGATATGTTGTTCCGACATTCGATGGTAATTGGACTCCGCCATTATTTGCTCCTCCTAGTTTTTCCTGTGTACGACCGTAGGCCGCAATACCTAGAACAGCACCCATGGCAATGTGATATAATCCAGCACCTTGTAGGGTAATGGGTTGCCATTGTACGTTTACCTGTCCCTTACTTATACTTTGTAAAATTGACCATAGTACTGGAAAAATAACAAAGTCTGCAATGCAGGTCAGCATGTATGACCATCCCATCATAGGACGCCATTTACTGTTCATCCAATCTTCTTTCTTCTTTTCAGAAGCACTCATTTTTTCATATTCTTTATCGCTCATCGCTCACCTCTTATAAACTAAATGGAAGCCAAAGCCATAGTGCTTGACTTACAAACAAACTACCAGCTGTTCCTACAACTAGACTTATCCAAAACATTGGCATACTCACAGCAAGAATACTGGCTGTAAGTAGAACAATGGCAATCTGTAGAACACTACCACCCCATGTAAACCAAGGAGATTTTTGTCTAGCCTGCTCTCTTTCAGTTTCTAATGCTTTAGCCTTCTGCATAATTTCTTTTTTGTCTGCCTCCATACGAGCAGCTTCTGCTAGAAACTTTTCTCTGTTAGCAGGAATTTTTGATTCAACCGCAGCAGTTTCATACAACACCTGACGTACATTCTTTGCCTGATACCATGCCCATTGATTGTTAGCGGCAATAGTGTTATTCATAATTTTACTGCTATTCTGTCCGCCAATCATTGTGCTGATCGCTAAAATAGCAGCTAAAAATACAATGACAAATCCTGCTTTGTCTTTGATCTTTGCTTCACGCTCTGATCGTGATAATGGTTTAACTTCGCTCATTAGTGTGCTCCTAAAACATGCAGGGCGTGATTATAGTGTTTGATACGATCGTCCAAACCAATAGTACCACCGTTAATGCGTTTAGTCAATGTAAGAATGTCGTCTTTATCTGCCCATTGATTAAGTTTATTTGTTTCCCAGAACCAGCAAGCTGATTGTACAGCACCTTCAAACGTTGCTAGATATTCTGGTATTTCTTCAACGGGTGTCTCAATACTGTCAGCAAACGCTTGATAGTTATTTTTACCAGTAAGTTGAATAAGCCCGCGACCTAGATAACGGAAACCGTCTCCCGTTTCTTCTGGCCCATTGCCCATACGTCCTCCGTAGACTCTGTTGGCAATGGCTTCTTGCTTGTTTGGCAATGCTGCAAATTGTGCAGCCATTGCATCTGTTGGGAAGTATTTAGGAAAAATTTTACGTAGAGTTGCTGCCTTGTAATTTAAATTTTCCTTTAGCATTCTAAAGCCCCCGCTTTCGTGGGCGCATTGTGCTACAAACGCTGCTACTCTTCGTGGTGTATTAATGTCATAGTCTGGCAAACAAATTGCCAATGCTTCGTACCAATGATCCACGTAGGGATTACCCGGAATAAGCTGTGCTAGCTGTTCCTGACTTAATATAAAACTCATTGTCGCTCCTAATTATAATGTATAGTTATTTAACTGAATCGAACACCTTTTTCTGTTCGTCGTACCATTCTTTCCAACCATCAACTTTATTTGAACATTGATAATAAAGTGTATAGTTGTTAACTACTACTTTTAACAAGTCGGTAATCGCTACCTTATCACCGACTATTTGTTGCAGTTCCGGGCATTGTTCCATAAAAGTTTTAGGAACTTCCGGAAAGTTTCTTTTAACAGGAGTTACTGTAGAGCATCCTGCTAAAAATATTGCAAAGATTACTGCAAGATGTTTCATTTCTTGTTATCCTTTACAATTTGATTTAACTCTTTAATTGCAGCCTTATTGTGTTCATCAACTATAATTTGAGGAACAGGACAGCTTTTAAGAGCGTGCTCAAGTTCTTTTTGTCTAGCTGCAAATTTATCACGTTCAGCTTGACTCATATCTTTAGTGATCTCTATAGTATCGCCTTTTACTAGCCTGTCGATGTATTGTATCTGTGCCTGTGCTTTTTCTTTAACTATTCGATCTTTGTAAACAATTTTTTCTTCAATCTTTACATTAGTCTCTTTAGATTTATCTTCAGCTACTCGAACTTTTTCTTCTAATTCTTTTACCCTAGCCTGCCATTTTTCTTCATTGGCAATTACGCCTTGGAAGTATACACCTACTAGTAAAAGTATTATAGAAATTACTTTAATAGGTAATGCATTGTTTGAAATAAACGGAATCTTTTTAAGAATCCAAGATGCAATTAAACCAATGACGCCTGCAATTAAAACAAGAGACCAAAACCAATCAGGTAGAAGGCTCAACATCCAAGTTAGTTGCCACATTATAATTTCTCCAGTGCTACTGCAAAGTTCCCATTTTCAAATACAAATGTTTGGTTAATTTTAGTTATGTTATAGCTTCCAATATACTTGGTTAGATAAAGAGTCTCAGCTATGTCTTTGCTTTCAATCATTATTCTACCTGGAAGACTTTCATAGACTTCAGCTCTAGGCCCAGCGCCTTTAATACGCATACGTAAGGGTTCTGCATATTTCTTTTGAAATACTAGATCGTCATTGTCTACACTTATGCTTTCAAGATAGCTTTTGTTAAAGAAGTTACTGAAATTATTCAAAGTATTTTCTTTGATTTTTATTTCGTAGTCGTTGGGACTAGTTGGAATCATTTCGTTGAGATTGTCTAATGATAACGAGTTAAAACTTTTATAATATCTAAATTTAAAATCTTTATTGCCAGTTAAGTTAGTAACACCGTACATAATTTCTTGAATTTGTTCGGCAACTCTTTTATTTCTTTCTAATTCAACAAACACTTTATACTTGCCATCATTGAGTTCGCCTGGACTTGCGTCAGCATCTAATACAAAATCATAGCCGCGTTCAACAAAATTCACAAGGTCTTCTGCTGGCTCTTTATCTTCAACGGTAAAACTTAACACTACAATGTCTTTGTCATTGCCCATTTTTGAAGCATAGCTATCGATCTCAAATATGTTTTCAATTAGATCGCGCAAATCGTTTTCTTTTAAACTCATATTAAACTCCTGCACCCGGTACTGGAGCCGCAGGCATCCCACCTGCCGGGGCCCCGCCTGCTACAGCAGCTCCCATTCCGGACTGTGCTGTCATTTCGTCAGCTTGTTCAGCTGGTGCAGCCTGTTTCCCTTCAGTGCTACCGATACCAATGCTTTCTCTCATTTTTGTCATGTGACCTTCAAAGATATCTGAAACAAGTTTGCGCGGCATAGTAATTTCTACTACCCATACAGGATTACGATCTAGTTTGCCCTTTTGGGTACCTGGACGTAGATCTTCGTGTGTCTTTACTTCACGTGGCTCTAATAGGTGTGTGCGCTCGTAACGTACTTTACACCCGTAGTCTAGCAGGCGCTTTGCAGCCATAGGATCGGGCATTTTTTCCATAGGCCACATAAAGCTGGCTTTGATCCAATGACGTTCTACAATAGGACCTTCGGCAAGCTCACCGTCTAGCCAATTTTTATATACGTACATATCCATTTCGTCTAGCACACGCTCAAAGTCTTTGAGTGTGCTTAAACTAGAATTGGCACTGTAGATTGATTCTACATTTTTAATAACATCTAAAATATCTCTCATTTTCAGTCCTAGAAATTTCTATACTTATTTAGCTGGCTTTAAATCATATCTTATCATATTACTTTTGGGTTTATTTGTTAAATAAAAATGTAGGACCTCTGTAGTTATCAAGGGCGGTCGCTACAAGTCCTGCTTTTAACTTTTAAAAAGTGGGAGAACTGAATGAGTAAAAACCGCGTAAAAAAACGTTTTACTTCAAATGTTAATGTGATTGACTTCCAATCGCACCAAACTGTGCCTCAAAAGAAGCGTAGAGTTGCACTACTACCTCGCAATAAGAACCAAGAAACATACCTACAGAAGCTACAAGATGATCATAAGAACATCGTGTTTGCTATCGGCCCAGCAGGCACGGGTAAAACTCTGTTGGCAGTCTTAAACGGGATTAAGTTATTGCAAGAAGGTGTAATTGATAAAATCATAGTAACAAGACCCGCCGTTTCCGTAGATGAAGATATTGGGTTCTTACCAGGTACGCTTAATGAAAAGATGGCTCCGTGGACAAGACCTATTTTTGATGTTTTAGGAGAATACTATCAGACTAAAGAGATAGCCGCCATGCTTGAAGATGGCACAATTGAAATCAGCCCACTTGCTTATATGCGTGGACGCACATTTAAGAATGCTTATATCATAGCAGACGAAATGCAAAATGCCACGCAGAATCAAATGAAAATGTTACTAACTAGACTAGGTGAAAACAGCACCATGGTCGTTACAGGAGATTTAGCCCAAGCAGATAGATTAAAAGATAATGGACTTATCGATTTTATCGGAAAGATTGAAGGACGCAAAACCCAACACATTGATGTTGTGCGCTTTGATCAACGAGATATCGAAAGACACAGAGCAGTCGCAGAAGTTCTAAACTTATACGGTGACGAATAAAAAAGGGCTCTTCGGAGCCCTTTTATGTTTGCGTTATTTCAATTCCTGATGCTTCGAGGAATTTGATGCCTGCGTCATCTCTATAGTTTTGATTAAAATAAACACGGCGAATACCTGACTGATAAATCAGTTTGGCACAGTCTAGGCAAGGAGCGTGAGTAATAAAAATATCAGCATCCAAGCCACTGTTACTCGATCGTGCAAGTTTAGCGATTGCATTAGTTTCCGCATGTAGTACCTCTGGTTTAGTTTTTAAGCCGTAACGAACATTTCGTTGAGCACCTTCGTGCCAGCCTTCGTAAGGATACTGTTCCACAATCTCTTCAGGACTCAGCCAACCACCTGCACCTGAATCCCATTTAATATCTTCACAGTTATTGTCCCAGCCTGCAGGCATACCGTTATAGCCGTAGCTGATAACTGTATCGTCTTTAACAATCACGGCACCAACATGTAGACGACGTGCATGACTTAACTCTGATGCACGTTTTGCCCAGTCCATGTATAGGTCTATATACTTTTGTTTCATTCTTCTAGGAGATCGATCTTATTAGGCTTGTCTTTCCACTCGGCAGCATCAGGCAGCGCATCTTTTCTTTTGGTAATTGAAGGCCACTGTTTGCTTAACCTAGTGTTAAGTTCATTCCAAAATACAACGTCAACAGTAACATCATTGTCTTGAACAATAGCATCAATAGGGCATTCTGGAATACAAACACCACAGTCAATACATTCGTCGGGATCAATAACAAGAAAGTTTGGCCCTTCTTTAAAACAGTCAACGGGGCACACTTCAACACAGTCAGTGTGTTTACACTTAATGCAATTTTCAGTTACTAAATGTGTCATTGTGATAGTCTCGCAAGTCTAATAAGTGTAGCAGCCAAATTGATTTCAGGATCAATAACCAGTGTATGATCAACTAATCCTTGTTTGATAGTAAGGATAGCAGAGTCTTGTGTTTGTTCATCTTTGCCAAACAATTCAATATTATCATACATCCAACGATAGATATCGTCCATCTCTTCTGGTCTAGCCTTACCGCACAGCAGTTTTCTAGCTTCGTTTATCTTACCTTTCTTAAACAACTCAACCATTTCAATACGATAATCTAATGTGCCAATATCATTGGTATTAGGTTTTATTAGTTTATCTTCTTGGGTGTTTTGCTGTACAAGATTGATACATTTGCGTAGATCTGGGTAGGTTACTTTAACAAAAGTATCTAGTGTATCTAAATCAAACTCTACACCTTCTTCAACTAGGATAGTAGCTACACGAGCTGTAAATTCAGTAGCGTCAATTTTCTCAAAGTGGAACTGCTGGCAACGACTATGAATAGCTGGTATAATTTTATTTTGATGATTACAGGTTAAAATAAATCTGCTGGTGCTAGCGTACTCTTCCATTACTCCACGCATTGCTGCCTGGGCATCTGGAGTAAGTTCGTCAGCTTCGTCTAACAACACTACTTTAAATGGACCAAAAGGCATCATCTGAATAAAGTTTGTAATTCGATGTCGTACTTCACCAATACCACGTTCACGACTAGCGTTAATTTCTAAAATGTCATATTCTGGTATCTCCATTTCGTGGAGAACCATTTTAGCCATAGTAGTTTTACCAATGCCTGGACTACCACTTAACAGTAAATGCGGTATGCTTTTATCTTTGATCCAAGACAGTACTGTTTTCTTTTGAAATTCATCACGCCATACATAACCATCAACGGTCTTTGGCCGATACTTTTCCACCCATAGTTCTTTCATTTGAAGTCCTTTGCCTCTGTTTTAAGTTAAATTTTTCAGTTATTGTATCTAAACTTTTCTGTATTGTACACTCTACTGTGCCTAGATCGTAAGTGGTAAAGGCACAATGCGCAGGAGTATTACTCACTGCGTCTAAACATTCTTCTACTACTAAATCAATTAGTTTGTTCAAACGGTCTCTTTCATAGGTACTGCTAAATCCCGCCTTCCCAATTAATTCCTCTTTCATAATCACTCCTTGTTTTTTTCTCTACATTTTTTTGATGCTTATATTCTCGTTTAAGCCACCATTTATATCTGGCAAAATATTCGCCCATGGTGTATCTGGGCTCGTTATAAATGTCGTGCTCGTTACAATTTTCCAGCCAAAGTTCTCGAAGCCATGTACGAAAAGATTGCATTATTTGTCACCTTTAAGAGTTTGCCACATTCTTTTTTGATCCTGTTCTTTAAGCCATTGCTCTTCGTCTTGGCCAAAGTCTGTGGAACGGTTTACTGCATCATCAACTAGCCATTTGATCTGCCACAGGTCTTGCTTCGAATACCATGCAGTAAATCCGTCATTATGCCTTGAATTAATTTCAATGACCAGCGAGTTTATTTGAGAAGCAATGTCTCCAATGTCCCAATTTTTTTTGAATCCCATGTGAACATTATAACGAAAAAGAAAGGGTCTGTCAAGACCCTTTGAGTTATTTAGACAAATACTGTCTTAACTCCGGGGGCACCCACCCTACGGGTTTCAATACCTTACCGTCTTCACGCTTACGAACTTTACCAGTTTCTTTATTGATCTTGGCAAAATTTGTTTTCATGACTTCTTTCCAAGCGCCTTCGCCGTCTGCACCCATGCTGTGTATAGCACCAACAGTAACTACTAGAATGTCTATAAGTGCATCTAGCTGTTCTATTTGATCGCCTTGACTATGGGCCTGCATGAGTTCTGCAACTTCTTCTTTGATTAGCCCATAATACATTGTATATTGACTAATGTTTTTTTCGCCTACTGTTTGATCGCAGGCTCGCATAAACTTCTCTTGATCTCTAAATGGATTAGTCATGTTATACCCTGTAAGCTTCAACCGGCGGAGCAGTTCCGCTGTCCATGCCCAGGTACGCATCAGATGGGCGTTCATCAGCTCGGAGTAAAATTGCGTTTGTATCAACTCTTCGAATTATAATCTCGTTGCCATTGTCATCAACTTTGATGCCTCGTGTCCAACGGCCGTGTTCAATGTAAATCCATTCTCCAACTTTTACATCGTGTTGGTCAGGACCAATAGCCCACACTCGACACCATCTGGGTTTAACTCCGTGGCTTTTACCATCATCGCTTTGAATTATAATTCCGCTGGCAGTAGTTTGCTCTTCGAAATTCATGTCAGCGACTAATATATTATCCCGAAGTGGGACGATATTTCCTTTAACTACGTTCATAAAAGCCTCAATTGCTGTTTGATTTGCCTACATAATAATCATTGACAATTTCTTCACGCTTGCGAATAATTTTGCCGCCAGGTCCAATTTCGTCACCACGGGCATTCACTCTAGCATTACCAACTGCTAGTGTAGATTCGTTGCGGCTACGAAGCTTGTCTAAATCAACTTCTTTGCCCTGCATGGTGCGATAAACTTGTTTTGGTGCTTCTTTTTGTGCCATGATAGGTCTCCTTGTTATATATGTACTTATCTTAAAAATTCACGCCAGTCTAAATTATATTTCAAACTGTCTATTTTATGTACTTCTAGCAGATATAGCGTATAACTGGCTACACTACTACCCCTACCAACTCCCCATACTATGTTGTTTTTTCGGCAGGTATCAACAAAATACTTGAGCCAGCGTAATAGATTTAACATATTTCTTGCTCTGTATTCTTGAAGTTCGTCTATAAGTCTTTGATAATTTTCTTTTGGACACTGATTTACAAGAAATCCTTCGATGTCCATGTTTTTATATTCATCGGGCATTAACCAATTTTGTTGAAGTGCTTGATCAAAATCTTCAACAGGATATTCTCTGTCAATGTTGTTAGTTAACAGTATATCTTCAAATTGGGAAAGTTTTTTGATATCATCAGTGTCATCACAGATAAGACCTTGCAGTTTATCAAACTGATTTTGATATATCAGATTGATTAGGTCCCTTTCTTCAAAGATCGGATTTTTGTATTTGTCAAATTTCATTGTGTAAGTTTAACTTACATTTATTAATTTGTCAAGTCCTTGATCTCTATTTTGGTATTGTTGCTCGAGAAGTTTTGATCTTCTTGTCGAAAGCTCTTCTCTGTATAAACCTATAAAGGTAGAAATTTGTTGTTTGACTGCAGGATTTTGAGCGATCCAATATTTTTTAGTCAGATCCTGCAATCTATTTTCAATCTCTGTTTCTTTAAGCTGGCTAAAATCTTCAGACAAAGGGTGTATCATGCAAACTCGCCAATAAATTTAATATAAACAACATTGTCGTATGGATCTTTCCATGCTTCAATTACTTTTCTTCTTGATGTATCTGCACTAACAGTAAATGGTGCTACTATAGACTGTGCATTTCTAGTAACAGTAAGATTGGAACCAAATGCTACTGCCTGTCCAGAATCCCATGTAACAGTAAGGATTGTTCTAGGAACTTGAGTAAGTGTACCAGATGCTGTTGAAAAAGTTTGAATTGCTGTGCCACCGTGATTCGTAGCTATTCTAATTCTTGTTCCGCTGATAATTGCAGAAACAAAATAGTCAGTTAACGATAATAGACCACCGAACCCTGTACCAGTGAAGCTAATTGGCATACCAACATACATGTTTGTTGAATCAATTGTCACAGTATTTGCATCGCCTGATAATGGAAAAGAAGCATTTTGAGACCCACCGGTATATGCACCAGTGGTTGCTATTGCAACATAACTTACTGGGCTACTAGATAGTTTTATATCTCCGCCAACTTTATAAGCATAGTATGTTTGCGTAATACTTAATTCTGGTACTCCGGTGATGCTTGCTAATTTAACTGGATCACCATCTGTAACAGATGCAATGCTACTACTCATAGTTACAAAAGTATCAGCCCCAACTACAATATTAGAGTATCCAATGGTTAATGTAGCTGTAGTACCGGTTGCATTACCGGTCATTGGTGTTACTGCTGAAACTGTTACAGTTCCAGTAATGCCTGTTCCGTATACAGTGTTACCAACTTCAAATATTCCTGATGTAAGGTTAGAATTAATATAGGTAAGTCTAGTTGTATTTGATAGTACGGATTTTAATTCTCGTACTGCACCAGTAGCAACTGCTAGGTTTTGACCAATTTCATATTTAACTGTGCCGCCACCGGTAGTAGCAAATGTAATAGTTCTTTGCGTACCGTCACTTCTTAATTCTAGGCGGATACGTCCGTATTTGTCGTTACCGGGCCAACCTTCAAAAGTAATAAGTCTATCAGCACCTGCTACTTCAATAAGCTGATATTCACCGTTGGTAAGACTTACTGCTAGGTTTGAAGTAGCAGTAGTTTGATACGCACCTCCCCACGCACGACTTAATACTAGATTATCTAATATATTTCCGTTAAAGTTATTAGTACCGTTTATTTTGGCTGTGGTATCTTGTAATGTTGTAATTTCGCTAGCCGCAGTAGACAAGCCGGTTTTAATAACATTAAAGTTATCTCTAAATCCTTGACTGTCGTTGTCAACTCCTGCTACTGGAAAATTAGCATCTATAGTGTTTGCTACTATTGCACTGGTCATGTTAATGTGGTCCTATCGTTTCTAAATACAAGATATTTATCCGTGTCGTAGGCACCGTCTACAGAATCAATTATGTAGCGATCTACGGTGTAATCTAGTATTTTTGGGTCAAAATTACTGTTCTTAATGTTTAACAGTATTTCAGCAGACTTACCTGGTAAGCAAAAGCACAACGGTACCGCAGCAGTATAATTTAATTCTGTTGCTGATCCGGGCTGAATACTACGCATCCATAACGGTAAGTAATTTCTTTCAGATTTAGTATTTGGCATATTACGTATTCTATAACGCCACAAGCTTATACTGCTTGGGAATCTAAATGTTGTTTCAGGATCTCCAACATAAACATCAGTTCTATCAATGGTAGAATTGAATGGTATTGGCCTATTCCAAAATTGTGTATCTAGTTCCTGCGGTCCATCATAAAATTGATTATTTTGATCTACTGTTACTAGTCTATTGTTGTCTTGTAACTTTAATAACAACGGTAATGTTTTACCGTTTTTCTCTAACGTGTCTATCATTTCTATGTAAACTACTTCGTAGACAATGTCGTTAGTGCCAGTCGTTTTAGCCACCGCAGATTTAATCTCACCAAATCTGAATCTTTTTGCCTTGTGATTTTTGCCCATGGCACTGATATATTCTGCAGCCAGTCTTGTTTCTATACCTGCATAGACTAACATACGCAGATCTTTTTGTATACCATAACTTTTATCGTAGGGTCTGTAGATATATTTCTGATCAAATATATTAACATTATTCATGAATGATTTAAAAAGTTCTCGCTGATTTGGTTTTAAGAAAGGCTTAACTGTAATATTGCTGTAGTTTACATCGTTTGGTGTTTCTACTGTTAATGTAAATGTTTTTTCTACTGCACTAAATCTCAAAGGATCAGCAGCTTCAACAGTGAATGTGTATTCTCTGTCAAACGTAGTAGTGTTTTTTGCACCATCTAAAATAAAAGTATTTCCGTCAATAGCAGTAAGACTTAAATCAGTAACAGGGAATTCATAAAGGTCCCATTTAATTGGATCAAAAGATAATCCGCTATTGTGAGCTTCATTTGATTTATAATAACTAGGGCTAGCTGTTGCTGATCCAATGGCTTTGGCCATTGTTGTAGTTCTGCCTTTGTTTTCGTAGCTGAAATAATTTAATGGAAGAACCTGCGTTTGTCCTTCAAATGATGCTATACCAACGCTTACACCAATAATACCAGAACCAAAGAATCCTGGATCATTGGGGTAGCCTAGTGTAAGGCTATCGATAGTACTTGACAATGCCAGCCATCTTCCGTTATAGGTACTGGTACTTTGTCCACGTATTTCATAGTAAAATTCTAACCCCGATGAAGTAACAAATGTTAAATCGTGAAGCCCGTCAACTCCGCCAAGTTGGCTACCACTGACAGTAATAGAATCTCCAGGCTTATATCCTACACCTGGATCAATTAATTTAATTGTAGTAACACCTCTGTATATAGGATTTATTAAATTAGAAACTTTTTCAACTCTAAATACTGCTCCAGTTCCAGTTCCGGATGTAGAAGATGCAGAAACAACTGGCCAAACAAAACTGCTAGTTGATATAGCATTGCCTTCTGCTAGAGTAAACACTGGAGCCAATGGCATTAAATTTTGATCAACAATATCAAATTTTACTCTCCAAATTGATCCGGTTTGTTCTTTATCTATTACTGACAACACTTTGACAGGATCTAAATTTATTTTTACTGAATCGTAGAAATTAAAACTGTCATTGTCAGTTATAACTTTAGTCAATGCTCCGTTTTTAAAATTATGATCTGTAGTAGTTACAACTGTAGCTATGTTTTTTCTTCTTATTATAGATCTAATTTCAGCAGTATTGTCTTGCTTTACTACATCTCCTACAGCATAATTTTTGCTAGGTTTCCAGTAGCTTTTATATATTACTTGATCGTTAACCTCGTTTACTTTACCAACTATTTCACCATCAAAGTTTAAACTTAAACCAGCTGGCAGTTTACCGCTAGTTACTCGATATAAAATCTGCGGACTAAATGTGCTAGTTGCATGGACAAATAAGTCACTGACATATCCAGCATTAATACTGCCGAGGCTGCTAGGACTGTTCCATGTCATTACACTTTCAACTTCGCCTAATATTTTGACAGTAAACAGTCTTCGACTAGATGCAGTTTCGCTGCTTTGACCAAACCTAGTTGCTTTAATAGTAAAATTAAACTCTCTAGTCACTGCTGATTGGTAAGGTACAACACCAAATACTTCTCCAGTGTTTCCATCGAAACTCATACCGGGAGGTAGTTTACTCTTATCACCAATGTAGATTGCTGTACTATCTGGAATAGACATGTCAAGGTTAGGAATAACAGTAATCCTGTAAGTGTCCCCACCTACGGTATCTACGCCTATGATATCATAGGTTTTTCCAGTCGCGCCTGGAAAGTCGCCAGCAAAGCTTACAAATTGTCCTATTTTTGGAACATCGGAAGCTCTTTCAAACCTTATAAAATTTAAACCTTGTCTATTATCAGATGCAGATTCTTTTCTTACAATACCGCTGATCCTTGCATTAACATCACAATAACTAAAATTAATTGGGCCTAAATCTGTAAATCCTTCAAAAATATCTATTTTAAAAGTTTGATAGTTGTTAGCTCTTCTAATTCCCAAGTTAGCCGGTGTGGTAAAGATAGGCGTTCTTACATAAGTAACGTCAGCGGTAAAAGTTCCGCTACCTGAGCTAGTAATAGTATTGTCTGCTCTAAAGAAATCATCTCCTACTACAAATATTCTATACTTGCGTTTGTTAACAGTATCACCGTCAGTGATAGTGGCTATAAATTCGTAGTTTCTGTTTAGCTTTCTAGGTTTAGTTGTAGGTACAAAAAAGTCAAAAACAGTTGAATCGTAGACAAACGAGTCGTATCCGTTTGACGGTCTAAATCCAAAGTCATAGGCTACGCTGTCGTAGAGATCTGTATCAAAAGGACCGTTACCTGATTTAGCAGGAATCTGTAGCAACGGCTGTATAAAACCTGTTATTCTGCCACTGCTGGTCATTAATAGACCTGGAGGAAGTTCTCCTTCTCCGCTGGCTATAAAATAATTTAATTTTTGTCCAACAGCAGTATCGGTATCAGACGCACCTAATTGAAAATCAATATAACTTGTTTCTAGAACAAAATATGCGTTATTTGAGCCGACTGGTAATGGGCCCGACGGTGATATCCATTGAGGCTCATCTGCTCCTGCAACCGTCATGTAAAAAGTTCTATCGCTTATTCCGGATGTAGCAGTGGCTCTTATTACAAATTTAAATTCAGTAGTACGAGGAACTTCGTAGGGTGTTCCTACTATTTTATATCCAGAGATTCTTAACCCGGGGGGAAGTTTGCCCGCAATTACAGAAAATGTAACTCCGGGCGTATTATTAGTGGGTAAATTTATGTCTACAGTTTCGCGTTCTTGTCGAATACCAAAACTGTAGCCAGAATCTTGAATCCAAATAGATAATGCCATCATAGCTCCGTTTTATGTATTTACCTAAAAATGGAACTATAATTTATCGGAACCTACGTATTCGACTCCTTGGCCATGCAGCTCCTGTAGTAGGTCTAGCGCCAACCGCCTGTTTAGGTACCATTGTTCCTGTGTCTAAACGTTCTCTTTTATAATACAAGAACTTATTAGGTGCACCTTGTAAATCTGTAGTATCTGCAGGGCCACCATTAGTAGCAGTAATCTGACCATTTTTAGCTACACTTAATATATACTCTTTGGCTTGTGTTTGATTCCAAAAAGGATTGTTTTCCAGAGCACAGGCTAACACACCGCAGACCTGCGGACTGGCCATGCTAGTTCCACTAAATTTTCCTAGATAGTAAGTAGTACCCGAACTTCTAGAATCATTTACTCCGCTGGTCAGTGAGCTAATAATATTAGTGCCCGGTGCCCATATGTCTACACCAGGACCACAATCACTGTAAGATGCTTTGTAATCACCTGAGGTTACATCTATAGAACCAACACAGATATTTGGTATGTTATAACCCTGGTCGCCAACTGGCCTTTGCGGATCAAATACGTCATTGGCTGTTGGACTAGTTCCTCTCATGTAATAGTAAGGTTCTGCAACACTACCTGGATATCTAGTAGCCATTTCAAAAGTATTGTCCCAATCGGGATCACCAGGTAGGCAATGTTTCCAACGACCGTTACCGGCAGCACCGACATACATAATTCCTTCTTGGATAGCGTCTTCTATATCACTGTCTAGTGCAGCAACACGTTTAGGAATTCGTTGACCAGAAATAAATCCCCAAGTGTTCAACTGTTCTGTACTAAATCCTGTACCTGAACTCTTTGCTGCATTGCTGCCAATTTGTAGATCAATCTGATCTGGTGTAGCTTCGTAGAATACATATTCACAGACCATAGTAGGGCTACCGAGTGTTCCAGTAGTACCAGTTGATCCTTCCATACGTACTCTGTAAGTTCTTGATCCTGCTATAACATTTATAACACCAGTCATAACGTTATGGACTTGACAAATGTAGTAAAGTGTAGAAGGAGCATCATTAGGCACTGTAAATGTTATAGTACCAGATTGAGTTCCGTTGTTAGTTACTCCCGTGCTATATGCGCTGCCAGTTCCGGTGACTTGGGCAGTTTTAATCCAAAAAGGATGACCGCTGGCGCTGACATTAAATGTATAGGTTCCGCCTCTTTCTAATGTCAATGTAGGATTAGCTGATGAGTTAATAGTATAAGAACTTGCTCCTGAATTAGTAACTGTATACGTTGCTGTTTCAGCTCCTTCTACACCATAGTAAATTCTCTGCACAGATCTATCACCGCAACACAACATTATTTTTGGTAAGTTTGGGGAAGATACACTGATACCAGAATATATAGTAGACCCGTCAGTAAATGTAAGATAAAAATTTGTTCCCACATAGATAGTAGTATAAGTTGCACCGAGATATGTTATATTAAATGGTAATGTAAGATTCCAATAACCGTCATCGTTATTGCCAAGGCTTGGTGTTATAGCTGGTGTAAGAGCTGCCGCGCCCAACAGCGAGTTAGTAATAGTAGTTACACTAGCAGTTGCTGGAGTTGTTTCTGTAATAACTGTTACACTCATTGAAGTAGCATATGTTGGATTACTAGCGTCTTCTAGAACTATAGCTGACGTAAACTTTATAATATACTGCTCAAAGTTTGGCAACGAAATATTGAATTCTTCAATTAACGCTTCAACAGTTCCACCATTAGTTGTACTATAAGGACCGTCACTGAATGTTGCTATAGGAACAGGATTAGCACCTTCATAAATTTCAATTCCGCTGGTTAGACTCATTGCTCCTGAAACTACGTCAATGGCAGTATTGTTGAGAATATTGATATCAGCTGGACCTTGAACAAACACTTGATACTCTGGATCAGGGCCAGTGGCTCCGACGAGCGTAATATATGCCTGCTGACCTTGCTGTAACCAGGTTTCTGGAATTGAAAGGATACTACCGCCCGGTGGACCCGGTGGTGTATATGGACCAGTAGTGGTAATTCTATTACCATGATTTTCAAATCCGTTGAGCTGTGCTAGTCTAGCATTAGAAGTACAAACGCCGCTGACACCTAAAAAAGTCACAGCACCACTTGGCGTATATCGAGTTCCTCTATATGTTACGGCAGTTATGTCACCAAAAGACCACTCACTGGGGAAGATACTCATTCCCCAACTATTATTTGTTATTGTAGGATTTTTACGCCCTGTGGCAGGATTTATAGATTTAGTTTTGTGAAACTCTCTTACATAATCCATGACATAGGGAAAATTATTATTGCCTACTGCACCAGCATAATAATAAATGTTATAGATATTTGCTTCTCTAGCCCAACCTTGTGTGTTGCCGGCAATTGTTCCAGAGACATGTGTGGCATGATCTGAAATGCTGTATGAATAGTTACTAGCTGCCGATCCTTTTACAACAGGGTCATGCTGAAACCAGTTATATTGATTTGATCTATAACTACCAGTGCCGTCTGCGTTTACAGTATATTCTGGGTGACCAAAAATTATACCGTCACCGTCTACAACAACAACATCAACATTTTTTCCTGTTGCAGGTAATTTAATTGTGCCAGTTTGATTGTTAGTACCATTACTACCCCAACCACCCCTGTCCTCGCCCTCGTAGCAACGAAGGAGTCCCCAGTTAAGCATAGTGTTACCTGTACTAGAACTTTTATTCCAGTTGCTAGATGTTTGCTCTCGCAACACAGTTAAACCTGCACTAATACCTAGATATCTTGGATGAAGACAAACATTTCTTACTCGAGAATCTTTTCTTAATTCTAACGATTCCCATTCAGTAAGCCAATAGTGTGTATTTCTACTAGTGTCTCTTCTTTCTATAACTGCAACTGCTCGCTCGGGAACATATCCCTTGCCCCCTTGGTTTTCCATTTCATTGTAAAACTGATCTAAATCTTCGTGCTTAAAAAGAGTTACAATGTATTCTTTTTTAGCTGCATATTCTTTCATTGACATACTGCTAATCCTTATGTTCTTCTTATTTTAACTCTAGGGTAAGTTTGCCCGTCAGTAGGTCTTGCGCCTAATGCATAAGAAGGAAATACTGTTCCCTGTTCTGCCCTGTCCTTAAAATAATAAAGTATAAGGTTGTTTCCGTCCTGCAGTGATGTTACATCATTGTAGCCATCATAGGTTTCAAACATTTTTCCAAAAGTTGCATGTGACAGCAGATATGTGTTAATTTGACTTTGAGTAAATGCAGGATATTTTTCTAATACTAGTGCAAGATATCCAGTGACCTGTGCAGTGGCCATACTTGAACCATTGTACTTTTGATATGTAGAACCGTTCTCAACAACAGTCGTCGCTGAACTTGTGGGACCTGAATCACCAGATCCGTCATATACTCCGGAAATAACATTCATACCTGGAGCATAGATATCTACTCTGGGACCAGTATTACTGGCCTGCATCTTATATTCTGCACTTGAGCTAGATAGCGCACCTACGCATATAACATCAGGATGTGCTCCGGGTGTTGAACCTCTGTGATAATAATAAGGTATTCCGTTATCTACAAAATAGTTGTCGTAGTCTTGTCCACCAGGTAGATCTATTTTGTGAGCATCGTTGCCTGCAGAACAGACAAATATAATTCCGTCAAGGATAGCATCATCCATGTCTGCTTCAAAGGCAGCATTGCGCTGTGGAGAATTATTATAATTGATATTAACACCGTAGGATAATAATTGCTGAGTAGTGAATTCACCTCTATAGTTTGAATTTTGATCTATATGTAGGTCAACCGTAGCATTAGTTACACCACTGCCGCTGCCTGAGGATTCGTAGAACGTCATTTCCCAAACTACTGTAGGAGCATCGTCTACACCACCATTGGCTGCATCGTGTCCTTCCCAACGCACTCTAAATGTTCTGTTTGGAGTTGTTCCGCTGGTTTGTGTGTATATTCTCTGGCAGCTTCTATCTCCAGCTGAAACATGTATTTTTCTAGCAGCAGGACCTTCTGCACCCACTGTTACAGTATAGCAGCCGGCAGCACTACCACCAAATAGTACAAAACTGTTTGAACTAATCCATATAGTACCTAGGTTAGGATCAGCACCAATTTGAGATGGGCCGTATGTAGTACCTAAATAGGAAATGTCAAACGGCAACGAAATTTGCCAAGCAGCATCGTCGTATTCGTCTACGCCAGTTGGGCTTGATCCAGTAGGAGCTCCTACTAAAGTCATGCCTGTTCTACCTAGTATATTCTTTGCTAATGTGTCCACTGTAGCACTTCCTGACACAGTGGCAATTCTATTACCGCCATTTACTATTGATTGAAGTGTAGCTAATCTTGCAGTAGCACTACATACTCCAGAATACCCTGTGTCAACTTCTGGGTTTCCGAGACTTTGTGGAGTTATTGTCTGACCTTGGTATCTAATTTCACTAAATCTAGATTTTATGTTACCTGTGTAAGGATTATTTTTTCCAATAATTCTAGTACCTAACCCCCAGCTACAATTTACTATTGTAGGATTGCTGTTGCCTTTGTTGTTATGCCATGCACGAAGGTAGTCAATAACATAACCTAGGGGAGTATATTGATTAGCTGATGAAGGATTTAAGTCATAGTTTGCAGTATCATGTCTTAAATTAAATAGGTTAGCATCTTTGGCCCATCCTTGATTTTCACCTGCTATGATACCGGCCACGTGAGTAGCATGATTATTTGCGCCAGTGTAGCTGTCTCCGGGTGTGGTTGTATAATATTTGTACTTACCAACCCATGTACCTGTAGCAGATTTAGTATTTTCTTGTGATCCAGTATTGGCATATCTAAACTTATCAACAATACCACCGTTGATACTAGCTGACACAGCAGTTATTGCAACATCTGTGGCATTATAAGTTGCGTCACTGGTACAGGTAACGGTGACAATCATTCCAACTGCAAGACTGTGTGCTCCGTTGGTAGTTACTGTGGCTCTATTGCTACTGTCTCTTTCAACGTTAGTAATGCTAACTGCTGCACCACGAACCGCAGCATCATGATTGGCATACCAATCATACTGTGTAAGTTTTCCATTGATTTCAAAATGTGTTGGATATGCAATGTCGTCTAATACAACAACATCAACATCAAGTCCAGTTTCGGTAAAATTAACACTGGCTGTTTTTTCTGTTAGTGAAGTTTCAGAACCCCAGTTTTCTGGATTAGTTCTTAAAACAGATCTATATAAACCCCAGTTACGTTGTCCAATAGTAGGTTCAGTTGCTCGACTAAATGTACCTGTTTGCACAGCATGGAGTTCGTTGACTAGATTAGTTTCTTGTATATCTAGCTCAACACCCTGTACTCGAGGGTCTTGTCTTAATATTTCTGCTTCAGCATTAGTTAAACGATAGTGAGTGTTTCGACTTATATTTCTTTTATGAACGCATTCAACAGATCTAGAAGGGGCAAATTCAAATTGCCCCTCTGTTTCCATGTCTTGGTAGAATTGTTCTAGGTCACTCTTATTTTTAAGAGTGACCACATAATGTCTGTAAATTGCCATATCATACTTCTAATTGTAATAATGTAAGTGTTACAGTAATAGTTGCAGTTGATCCACTCTTATTAGTTACTCTTACAGGAATATCTGTTGTTACTGGATCATCGTCGTTAAATCCTATTGTTGCAGGACTAATTAAAATAGTTTCAGCACCTGTGGTAATAATTTCTGCAATAACACCAGCACCAGGACTTGGATCAACACCTTCTGCTCTGCTAGCATCTGCTTGTCTTGCTGATTCGCTGACATAAATTCTTACCCATGAAGCGGCACTTGTTTGAACTTTTAACAGTGAATAAGATTTAAAACCTGTAATGTTAATAGGGCCTGTAGCACCATCATTTAACG